AAATTAAAGATTCTACCTACGCCAATGGGTGAGCTGGTGAAAGCCATGCTAACCAGTGGCGTAAAACTAGGAGTGAGCAGTCGTGGCAGCGGTAATGTCAACGAAGGCTCAGGTCATGTGAGCGATTTTGAAATCATCACAGTAGACATTGTAGCACAACCATCTGCACCTCATGCATATCCAAAAGCAATTTACGAAAGTCTAATGAACATGCGTCATGGACATCGTGCTTTGGACATGGCAGGTGACGCGGTACATGATCAAAAAGTTCAGAAATATCTGAAACAGGCAGTTGTGCGCCTAATCAACGATTTGAAACTATAGGAGATAGGTAATGTTTGATGCTATCAAACCACTGGTTGACTCCGGTATCATCAACGAAGACACCCGTCAAGCCATCTCAGAAGCTTGGGAAACCAAGCTGAATGAGGCACGAGAAACTATTCGTGCAGAGTTGCGTGAAGAATTTGCGCAACGCTATGAGCATGATAAGGGTTTAATGGTTGACGCCCTGGACAATATGGTTACCGAAGCTCTGTCTGAAGAAATTCGCGAATTTGCGGAAGAAAAACAAGCTATGGCAGAAGATCGTGTGAAGTTTCGTACTTCCATGATTGAAAATGTACAAAAGTTTGATCAGTTCATGGTTAGTAAATTAGCCGAAGAATTGAAAGAACTGCGTGTAGATCGCAAGCACTATCAAGAAAATATCCAAAAACTTGAAGGTTTTGTGATCAAGGCCCTAGCAGAAGAAATTCAAGAGTTTGAGCAAGACAAGAGAGCCGTGGTAGAAGCTCGCGTTCGTTTAGTGTCAGAAGCAAAGACCAAGTTGTCTGAGCTGAAATCACAATTTATTCAACGCAGCGCCAAATTGGTCAAGGAAGCTGTTGCTACCAATTTAGACACAGAAATTACACAATTGAAAGAAGACATCCAGATTGCTCGCGAGAACATGTTTGGTCGTCGTCTCTTTGAAGCCTTTGCTAGCGAGTTTGCTGTAACACATCTCAATGAGAATCGTGAGATTGTAAAACTTAAAAACGAAATGGCTGTCACTGAGCAAGCTCTAGCAGAAGCCAAGGTAGTAGCTGAGCAAGCGCAGATTCTTGCCGAAAGCAAGGATAGAGAAGTTAGGATTATCAAAGAATCATCAGAGCGCAAGGAAATTGTTGCTGGTCTGTTGAAAACTTTGAACAAAGAGAAGTCCGCTGTTATGAGCGAACTTCTTGAGAGTGTGCAAACTGCTAAGTTGCAGAATGCATTTGAAAAGTATCTTCCGGCTGTTCTAAACAACAACCCAGTCAAGCCTGCTGCCAAGGTAGCGTTGACTGAAAGTCGTTCAGAATTCACTGGAGATAAAGCTGCTAAGGTCAGCGCCTCTGATGAAGCCACTAACGTGATTGAAATCAAGCGTTTAGCAGGGCTAAAATAACCCTAAACAGGAGAAGGAAAAGAAATGACAACTGCACTATTAGAGAGCCGTTGGGGCGAAACAAAAGATGCCCTGTTAGAAGGCCTAAATGGTTCTAAAAGAACCACAATGGGTGTGATCCTAGAGAACACCCGCAAGTATCTGGCAGAAAATGCAACAGGTGGTGCTACTGCTTCCAGCAATGTAGCGACCCTGAACCGTGTGATTCTTCCAGTGATTCGCCGTGTTATGCCTACTGTTATTGCTAACGAAATCGTTGGTGTACAGCCCATGACCGGCCCAGTGGCACAGATTCATACTCTGCGTGTTCGTTACGCCGACACAGTTAGCGCAACAACCGCTACCGATGGCGCAACCAACGGTGATGAGGCACTGAGCCCATTCAAGATTGCAACTGCTTATTCTGGTAACAGTGCAACTTCCAAGGCTAGCAACACAGCTACCCTAGAAGGTGTACCAGGCAACAGAATCAACGTGCAAATCTTGAAACAAGTTGTTGAAGCCAAGACTCGTAAGCTCAGCGCACGTTGGACTTTTGAAGCTGCTCAAGATGCACAAGCCATGCACGGCCTGGATGTTGAAGCAGAAATCATGGCTGCTCTAGCACAGGAAATCACAGTTGAAATTGACCAAGAAATCCTGGCCAGCCTGCGTAGTTTTGCTGCTACTGAGTTTACATATGATCAGTCATCTGTAAGCGGTACAGCAACTTTCGTTGGTGACGAGCATGCTGCTCTTGCAGTGTTGATCAACCGT